TCGACTTCTTCTCGTAGCCGGGGATGGCCATGCCATCAATCTCGATGAACTCAGCCTTGCCGTTCTTGCCGAGGACAATCGTCGCCATCGTCTGGAACGCCTCGCCTTCCTTCAAATTCTCGGGAATCTCAACGCCTTCGGGGAGAGTAAAACTCGGCATACGGGGAGCATCAGATTATGGGGTGCGATGTCAAGGCATTACCGACTGCGGAACCTTGTCGCTCTTAATGAGGTTCTCCAACGCTTCCAGCGGCTGGAGATTGGTCCAGTGACTCAAGCCTTTTACCTCATCAGAAGTACGACCGCTGGCCAACGGTATGCGATGATCAACATGCCAGTGCGAGCCGTAATTATCCCAGGTCATTCCGGGCTTAAACTGCCTCTCCAAATGCTCGCGCAGGAAATCGGGAGTGCATCCGACAATCTCGAAGGTAGATCCGCGACGGGTCTTTCTGCTTCCGAGATACGCACGGATTGAGTTTCGGATGGCGTCCTTCAGTCGAAGTATTGGATCTGATCGACGTTTCTCGCGGAGTTTTTCTGTCAGTTTTGCGCGATGAACTTTGCCATACTTTCGCCCCCACGCTCTTGCCTTGTCGCGATTCGCGGCGCGGTACTCGTTCTTTTGCTTCTTTAGATGCTCGGCGTTTTCCTTTTGGTACTTTTTATGAAGCTCACGCATCTTGTCCTTGTTGTTCGCGTAATACCCCCTAGCCGCCGCCTTGTAATACTCCGCATTCTTGAGATACTTCTCAGCCTGCTTCACACGGATCGTCTCAGCATTGTCGGCCATGTACTTGGCCAACCTCTCCTTATCGGCGGCCATCTTTTCGACGAAACGCTCAGGCGTTAACCACTGATACCGCTTGTTTCCCTGCGGATCTTTCCAGGTGTAACCCCAGCAGACCATTCCATCCGATTCGCGTACATCGCCACGTTTTGGCTCATCTTGTTCCATGCGATGTAAAAATAGACGCATCAACTGAACATGGCAACAAAAAATCCGCAAGCCTTTCGACCTGCGGATTCTCGCGTATTTACTGGGCTTTTCAGCTACAAATGATCTGAGTAAGCGCGCCGGTGCAGCGGCGGAAGATGATAGTCATGCCCTGGTTCGTGAACACTGGCTCAATTGCGTGAACGAACTCAGCGTAGTGCTGACCCTTCTTCTCCAGCGGATCGGCGCAATCCACATCGAGCTTGTAGGCACCAGTCACCCACTGCCACTCGCCCATGTAGTTGGTCGGCATCCAGCTCAAGTCACCAACGCGGTTCACGGGGCGAACGATATGGCTCTTGATGACGTACGGAGTCGGGATGAAGGCACCCTCATACAGGGCGGTCGTCCAGCTCGGGTTGACGCTGAACACAGTACCCTTCGTGCCAGAGGTGCTAGTGAAGGGTTGAATGAGCGTGTACTTGCCGCCAGCGTAGCTGAAGCGGGGCGGGAACAGATTCGGAATGTGGCGGAAGTTCTTGATGACCCGATTCGCGCCAATCCGCTTGAGCAGCTCAGCACCCGGACCAGAACCCATATCGGCGAAGCGCAGATCCTCACGCAGCGCGGCATTGTTCTGAGCGATACGCTGGCTGGCCTCCATGCCGATGTAGAGCGGGAACACCGGACCATCGCTGGAGAAGCTGATGAAGCCGGAGCTATCAGGATTCGTCGCGCCATTGCGGATCAGCGTGGCGGCGGCGACATCGAGCATCTCCTGCGTCAGCTCGGAGGTAGCCTGATTCAACGCCTGACCAGCGGAGCCGGTCTGAATCCAGGGCAGCTCGTTCACACCGCTCGGAATCGTCTCCACCTGAGTGAAGGACGAGTCGGCCACCGCCTTGATGGCGTACTTGGCGAACATGTTCTGGTAGCGAGTCTCCCACGAACGCTGAGCGCGGATCGAGAGCTTCTCCAGATACACACGCAGGAACGCCTCGACGCGATGGTCGAAGGTCAGATCGTCCTTACACAGGAGCGGACCTTTGAGAGCGAAACGCTCAGGACCCCAGGTGACAGCGTTGTAGCCGACCGGAACGTCATTGTAGGTGACATCGCAAGCACCACCGTTATCGCCGGGGTTGCCGGACGCGAGGGTGATGGCAGACCACTCCTCAGCCGCAGTCGGCTCGATGGAGGTGGTGGTGAACGAGGTCTGGGTCAGACCCGTACCCTGAGGATACTCGCCGCGCTCAATGAGGTTGAGCCACATCGAACGGTACGAGGCGCGTTTGTAAACGTCCTGCGCGAGCGACTCGGTAGCCACCGCGAAGGCGTTAAAGACATTGGGACAAGACATGAGATGAAATGAATTAAACCGACGTTATCTATCGGTAGGCCATCCTCCCCATCACACGATGGTCGATTGACCTACCTCCTTACCGATGCGGAGCGTCACTTCCGCTTAGACAGTTTGCTGTGGACGACCAATCCACGTTCACGTTTAAGGTCGATGAGCGGACTGACGCACAACAATGACGCTATTGTCAATTAGAATAAATTGGATGATTGGCAATCCGAAGGATTGGCAATTATCTCGTCCGTGAGTTCCGACTGCTCCGCCATGTAGCTCTTGTACCCGCAGAGTAGGCCAAGTTTATGTGGCTGGATGATCTGCTCCCTCGCGATGAAGCCTCTGAAGGTGTACGGACCAGGGAAGCTGCCGGTCATCAGCGCGTAGAAATCCACACCGTCGGTCTTCCTGCCTTTACGCGCATCGACCAGCAGCTTGCCATTGTCGTACTTGGTCGTTTTGACATCGATGCGGAATCCCGGCGGAGGCGGGATAACCGCGTCGTAGAGCGGATGCGGCGGCTCGCGATTCGTATCCAAATCGGGATACACATTGAAGAGCTTGCAGAACGCTATCTCGCCGCACATTCCCTCCAGATCCACAGTCGCAGCGTCCTCCGAACTGATCTTCAAGTTCGTCTTGTTGAAATGACGGTTATTGCCGTTTCGATTCCTAGCGACGAAGTGGGCCAATTTCCTCTCAGCGGTGGTTAAAGATACAGTTTGACCAATTTTGATTTTATTTAGCATGGTCAAAAAGGTGGAAAATTTTTGAGGGGGGTATCGTAAACGAAGCCCACCCGCAAAGGGGGTGCCAGGTACCCTGCCATTATTCGTGCCAATCCTAGGGAAAACAATCCTTTTGTGCCATTAGTTTAACTTATCCTGACCATAAGTCCGCTTGCGATGCACAGTGTGTGTTATGTTTACTTTGTTTCGGATTCGTTCGTCACGTTCACTTCGAATGATCGGTCGGGCATCGATCCGAGTAAATTGATAGAAACGCTCGCTTGCTCTCCAGCTTCACTCCAGCCAAACACAAGCGCGCTTCTCTTAGCTACGCTCCCGAGTATCTGCTCGCGAGTGCTTTCGTCTTTAATGCCGTCGAGAGCGTAAGAGTCTATGCGTTCCAATGTCGATGCAGCGTCGGCCGCTAGTTTGCTGCGGACCAAAGCGGAGAGACTTTCTAGGGATTGAATCTCTTTAGAGGAGATTGTGTCCCTCATTCCCTTTCGAAACGTAGTCCAATCATCCCGCGAAGCCTTGGACATTAGAGTCGATTGGTTTAGCCCCGTTTCGTCTGAAATCGCCTTCCAGCTCTTTCCAGCCAAGTAAAGCGCCTTGGCCTTTTCCCATTGCTTCTCTTTCATGCCAAGTACCTTGCAATCCAAGGTAGCCTTTCGCAATCCCTCGTTTTCCAATCCTGCCACTGTCTAAATCCCTCCGTTTTCCCTCGTTTTCCTCAGCAAATCCACCCTTTTTCTCTCTCTCAAAACTTTTTCAAACTTTTTCTTTGACTCTTTCCACCCTTCACCCTAGTCTGTGCGCCGTGAACAAAACCTTGCGTCAAAAACTCGCTTCACTCGCTTTCCAATGCGTTGCCTACGCCATTGCAGGTTACGCCTTTTTCCTCGTTTTCTTCCGCTCTCAGTTCTAATCCATCAAATCAAATCCCATGACTAAATCCCAAGAACTCCAAATCCTCCGCGAGACAATCGCTCGCCTCGGTTCAAATTCCTACTGCGGCGCTTGGCTGGCCGATCAGCTCCCATCCATTGAGTCAGCAATCGCCAGCGATTATCCGCCGGAAACCTACGCTCTTTCAATCCATGAGGCGCGCATCCACTG